AGAATATTACTGGTGGAACTAAGGCTAATCCTTTTATGACTACTGAATCTGCTACTTACTCCTATTGGAATAAAAGAGTTCAATCTTGTATGGGAGACCAAAGTGTAATAGGAAGATCTAAAATGAAATTTGCAATCTTAGGTAGAATGCAATTCATCTATAAGATACCTTCTAAAACTGCAGTAATCAAGTTTTTACTTGACAAAGTAATACCTAAAACAGACAGAACTATTATCTTTTGTGGTAATATAGAACAAGCTGAAGAAGTTTGTCCTACATTCTACCATTCTAAATCAGGTAGTGCTTCTTATGATGCATTTAAAACAGAGCAAATCAATAGATTATCTTGTGTTAAAGCAATCAATGAGGGTCATAACTTCCCTGGTGTAGATTCAGGAGTAATAGGACAGTTAAATTCTAAAGAGAAAGATTTGGTACAAAGAATTGGTAGATTGATTAGGTTTAGACCTGGCCATGAAGCTCATTTGTATATTGTAATCTCTGAATCAACTCAAGATGAGAAATGGCTAGAAACAGCTATTGAGAACTTAGATCAATCTAAGATAGAACATGTAAGATTTACTAATTTTAAAACAAGATTTTAATATGAACATAAATCCACAAATTAGAGCTGTATTAGAGCAATTTAATATACCTGTAAATGATGCAATAGCTTATCTTTTGTCAATACACTTTAATTGTAGACCTTCTTATACTCCACCACTATTAGTTCAAAGAATTAATGTTACAAACATTCTTGGTATTGATTCTAATAGAGAAGTGGTTTGGCATATTCCTTTATTTGAAGGAGATAGTCAGACTAAATGGGATTGGGTTAAAGAATGGAATGCAGGCTTTGGACTTATCAATAAAAAGAGAAAGGCTCCAGACAAAGATTGTATTACAAGAATGAAAGCTTTCTTTGCAGATAATCCTGATGTAAGAAAAGAAGAGATATATGGAGCAACTAAAATGTATATAAGTACATTGACAAATGCAGAGTATCTAACTTCTTCTCATTACTTTATATCTAAGGGTGTAGGTAGAGACAGAACATCAGCACTTGAAGGATGGGTAGAAAAGTATAGAGAGGCAATAGCCAATACTTCTATCAATGACAGTGTTGATATAACTTCAAGGATGCAATAATGAATTTTAGAGCAGCATTTGAAGCAGGTCAAAAAGGTAGTAACAAAGGTCTTCCTATGGGGGAAGGCTTAAAAACTATTTCACAGGCTATTAATGATATCCAAAGAGGAAGAATTTACACTGTTGGAGCTGCCCCAAAGGGAGGGAAGTCAACTTTTGTAGATGTAGGTTTTTGTATAGAACCTGCCATTTATGTATTGGACCATAATGCCAAAATTAATGCTTCAATTGAAGCAATTGCCACTAAACTTGAAGAAACAACTGACCCTGAAACTAGAGACTCTCTTAATGTAGAGTATGAAAGCTTTAAGAGTGAGTTAATTGATCTTGAGTTTATCTACAACTCTTATGAGATTGACAGAGTAAGTAAAGAATTTGATTTTGTTGCCCATTTTCTTAATTCAGATTATGGTGTTTACTTGATAACTTTACCTCCTGGAAAGACTTATAAAGAGAAAAATGTTGTATCTTTATCCTCCGCTTTTTTGAAGGGGGAATTACAATACGACACTGCAACTCCTGATTCTCCTAAAGAAATTATTAGGGTTTCTGAAGATTTACTGAATATGATAAAAGTAATCTACAGAAACAGAATAATCCCTCTCTTTGGAGAATACAATGAAAAAGGAGAAAAAGTTTCTAAAGGTATTATTAAGTTCTTGGAAAACAAGGACAATCCTACTGGAGTCAGAAACTATCTTTTAGATTATGCTAGAGAAAATGGTGAGTTTATGTACAAGACTACTGTTAAAGATGGAGTAACCTTTCAAAGAATGATAGGTTATAAACCGAGAAATCCTAACAAGTATGTCATAGTCATTACTGACCACTTAAGAAAGCTATTACCTGAAAGAGGGTTTAAGATGAAAGAAACTGTAGATAAATTCTCAGAGTATGCTGTAGAGTTTAGAAACACTTGCAATTTCACATTTGTTCATATTATCCACCTTAATAGAGCAGTTAGTGACATTGGAAGAAGGCAGTATGATGATGATAGATTGTTTCCACAATCTGATGATATCAAAGAGACAGGTAACTTGAGTGAGGATAGTAACTATATCTTCACAATGTTTAATCCAAATGATGATAAGTTCAATCTTACTAAGCACTTTGGAACTCCTATTAGGAGACCTGATAAATCTCTTTTGTATCCAAACATGAGAACCATACATTTAGTAGAATCTAGACATTGTGTTTGTCCTCAACACTTTAGAGTCAACATGTATGGGGATATTAAGAAATTTGAACCACTAACTATTTAAAGAAAAAGTATGCCAAAAATTTTGGTTTTAGCCCCATCAGGCTTTGGAAAGTCCACAAGTATTGGACAAATTCCTGAATTAGGAATTAAAGGTTTAGTACCAGAAGAAACTTATTTAATTTCAGTAACTTCTAAGCCTCTTCCTTTCAGAGGAAGTGGAGCAGCATACCCAATAACTAAAATGCCTGATTTAAAGACAGGAAGAAGAGTTATTACTGATAATGCAAAAGACATTGAAGCAATTCTTTTAAACTTAGTAGACAGTCCATTCAAGAATATTGTATGGGATGATTCAAACTATGTAATGCAGAATTGGTATATGGCTAATGCTTTAGCTAAAGGTTGGGATGCCCCTAAACAAATTGGTTTCTTTATGGGTAAAATATTTGATGCTATTGAGAAATTAGATGCATCAGGTAAAAACATCTTTATCTTGGCTCATGGAGAAAGTATTCCAGGTGCTGATGGTAGAATCTATATGAAATACAAAGCTACAGGTAAGATGGTAGATGAGTATTTGACTGTAGAGGGTAAAGTAGATGTTACTCTTATTGGTATTAGTAGATATGATGCTACTGATAAGAAAGCTGTAAAAGAGTTCTTAACTAATGAGAATGAACAATTCTCTTCAGCTAAGTCTCCAGTAGGAATGTTTGATAAGCAATTCATACCTAATGACTTAGGTTATGTTGCAGACAAGATTGCAGAATATTATAATTAATCCTTAAATTTAAAGATATGTCACAGACAGAAAATGTTGCTGTAGCAACACCAACACAAGAAGTGTTAAAAATAACAATTAGTGCTGTATTGGATTTACTAGCTCAAGGTAAAAACAGAAAAGAAATTGCAGAATACTATGGTAGAACTCAAACAGAAATGCAAAAAATTGTTTGGAGTCACCCAAAGTTGAAAGGTAGAAAAATCAAGAAACAGTACACAGGTATTGAACTTGAAGATGATACTGAAGAATTTGTAGCTGAAACTGAAGAAGTAGAAATAGAAGTAGAAGAAATGGAACAAGTACCTTCTGCTGAATATGTTCATACTCCTGCTCCAGAATTAGCAAATGCTTTTCCTACAGAAGAAACTAATGTAGAAACTCCAGCAACTTCAGACTGGAATTAATTAATTAATCTTTAAAACTTAAAATATGTCACAAGTACTTGGATACGGATTTGTATCAGATTCAGATGAATCATTAAAAACTAAAAGTGGAGCTAAATTTGGTGGAAACTTTGGAGTAGCAACATTAGCAAAATTTGCTTATAGTCCTAATGTAGCTAAAGAAGGTCAAGAGCCAAGAGAAGCTATTGAAGTAACTGTAAAAGTTGGAGACAAAGAATACAAAGACTGGATTAATCCTGTAAACAGAGTTGTTGATAAAAACAATACTGAAATTGCAGACAAATCTTCTGTTGAGTATATCAATGGTTTCAATGCTTTGATGTCTCAACAAAATGCTACAGTAACTCATTACTTGAAAGCAGTAGGTGTAACTGAAGAAGCTTTGAGAGCTGCTTTTATAAACCCAGTTGTATCTTTTGCTGACTATGCAGCTAGAATTTGTTCTTTATTACCAATTGGTTTTGATAAAAAACCTCTAGATTTGTTCTTGGAATTTCAATGGAACTTTGGTAAGAAAGCTGATGGTTCTATCAATGATAAAACTTACCCTACTTTGCCTAAGAACATGAAAGGTGGTTACTTCATTGTTCCTGCTCAACCAGGAGTGTGGATTGAAGAAAGAGCTGAAAATCAAGCACTTTGTTACAAGAATTCTAATGGACAAAAACATCCATTTGAAAGAGATGCCAACTTTATGACAGGTAACAAAGGTACTCAACAAGTTCTAGGTCAAACTGCAGCAGGTTCTGCAATGGGAGCTCCAGCACCTTCAGTAGCTGGTAACCCAGGAGGAAGCTGGTAATTAATTAAAATCTAATCTCTTCTATATGAGCAATTATCAATACCATTCAGATAACTTAAATAGAAGAGGTTTTATTAGTAAAGAAAGCATCTTAAGTCAAGTGACACAGGAAGAAATATTTCAGTTAGTGTTCAAGTTTGCTCCTGAAGAATTTGATTATGTTGTTTCTCCTTTAAGAAGGGATAAAACTCCAGGCTGTTGGTTTAGTTACCATACTACTGGAGTTCTTTATTTCATTGATTTTGCTAGTAAAAGAACTCATAGTGATTGCTTTAATATAGTACAAGACTATTTCCAATTTCCCAATTTCTATCTGACTTTAGAATACATTTACAACACCCTTATTCAAGGGAATGTTGCTCTGAAGCCCATAATACATTCAGAAGAAACTAAGAAATTAGCTAAAGAAAAAGTCAAACTCCTAATTGAGGCAAGATCATTTAGTTCTGCAGATGCACAGTTTTGGTCTCAATATGAGATTAAGAAACAGCACTTGATTGAAGACAGAGTCTTTCCAGTTCAGAAGCTCTTTGCTTTAAACACTAAATCAGGTAGTCATATCATTGATTGTAAGGACATTGCTTACAGTTACAATGATTTTCCTGAAGCTAGAAAGAAAATCTATTTTCCTATGAGAGAAGGCAAAAGAAGGTTCCTAACAAATTGTACTAAGAATGATGTAGGTGGCATCAATTCTTTAGTGCCTTATGGGAAAGAACTAATCATTGCTAAATCTTATAAAGACTATAGAGTACTGAAGAATAATGGCAAGAATGTGGTATGGTTTCAGAATGAGGGTATGATACCCAATGACTCAATTCTAAATGTTTTAATTCAACATTTTGTTTCTGTCATTGT